TGCTCATTGCCTCCATCATGGGGCAATTCAGCCGTGTGCTCTTCCTGGGTGCGTTCACCGAGCAAACGTTACGCGCGTTCTTCCTGCGTGAACGGCCGAACCTTGGCCAGCTTGTCCCAGCTGAAGGCGTGATCCGCTTCTCGGCGACAATGGCCTATCCGGTGCGCGACATCGTAACATGGGACATGGAGCACCTTCAGGCGGATGTTAAGAGGATGCTCAAGTCAACGGCAGTCACACGGTTGCCGACCAAGCTCTATGAAGCCGCCACAGATCAGGAGTAAGGCGTTGGCGAAACGTTGGCAAAAACAGCGTCAAACCATACCTATCTGTACCGATCTGGACAAGAAAGAGCAATTTGGCAAAACCACAAAACAAGGCTAAAAACAGAAAAACCCCTATAAAATAAGGGGTTTTCGATGGAGCCAGCTATCGGGTTCGAACCGATGACCTCATGATTACAAATGAATTTGTCGTTGTTGAAAATTAAGTGGTTACGTCTTTCGTTGGCGAATCGTTGGGTTATTTTCAAGATTAACAGTAGAATGCTTGCCATTCATTAGCCAGCTTATCGGCACTTTTAACAACTCGGAAAACAGCTCCATTTCTACAAACTGCGGCTTTTCAATGTCATTTTCATAATCGGAAAGCATCTGCGATGTTATCCCAATATGCTGAATAATATCCTTTTTTGTGATGCGCGAAGTTTTAATTGAATAACTCAGGCGTTTGCCGAATGTACCCAGATCAACTTTTTGTCCATCCTCCCAAGCCATCCTTGGTCTAATCATTAATTTTACCTCCTGGAGTAATAGCGAAGAATTGAGCGCCGTCGCCGGGCTGGACGAGACCTCGGTAGTGTCTGAAGAAAATATCAGTTCCTCGGTGCCCCATCTCGCTGGCAATCCGGGCGGCGTCGTGGGTGAGCTCGTATCCATAGGAGGCGTAGCTGTGCCGGGCGCAGTCTTTGGGCCATTCCTTGATGTGTGCTAAAGTGTCTTCAAGTTTGCAGGTTTTGGCACAGAGGTCGCGGATCGCGCCGTACAGATGTTTGGTTGATAGAGGGGTTATCGGTTTCTTAGGCGGATAGGCGTCCAACCAGGCGCGTAGATTGTCACGGATTGGCACAGTGCGATGGTCGGAGGTTTTGGCCGTCTTGCCGTCGATCAGTATCCATGTCTTGCCGATCTTGGCGGGGTCTAGCCGCTCGATCTCGGCGGGTCGTACCCCGGCGAAGAAGCCCAAGGCGAGGTAGGGGATCATCGCGGGGCGGTCTTTCATGGCTTGCTGGAACAAGGCCTCGACTTGAGGGACCGTCAGAATACCGCGCGAGGGCTCGCTGACCCGGGCGCGCGGAACCTCCAAGGCTGGGTTGGATACCGCATACCCTTTGGAGATAGCCCAGCGGAAGAAGGTCGCGAGGTGGCGTATGACATGGTTTCGCGTGACACCTTGCCGGTAGCCGATCAATTGGTTAATGTGGCTCGCCTTAATAGAAGAGACCGCAACGGAATCGCCACAGAGGGCGCACAGACGCGCTATGTTGTGCCGGTATCCCTGGAGGCTGTCATGCAAGGCCCCATGTCTCCGATCCTCTAGGAAGCGTTTCTTGGCCTCACTTAAAGGAATCTCAGGGACCCGTTTCGAGTTTGCGAGCATGGTTGCCGCTTGAAGCAGTGTAGTACCGGAAGGAAGGACGGCAATCGCGTCCTGCGCATCGAGCATCTGTGCGCGTGTCAGCGGTGGACGGGAGACTTTCAAGGCGGTGTCCTGGGCGTCGATCCACGCCCGAGCGGAATTCTCATCGGGCATCCTCGCCCGGACGCGGCCATAATTCTTCCAGATGACACAGTCGAAGCCACGGCCGTTGGATGCAGGGGTATAGCGCCCCGGGCCGTAGGCTACGCTTTTCGGCTTACGGCTTTTGATCCGGGGCTTTTGAGGTCCCGTGTAGTATAGTACTTGGTCTTCAGACATAAAAAATCCACTTGCAACGAGAGGCGATAATCTGTTATCTTAGCACCTACATTTCAAACGACCTAGACGGCGACGTAGTTGCAAAATTACGTCGCCGCCTTTTTCATTAGCAGCACCAACAGGAACGGCGGACCAAAGCGTCCAACGTTCCATGCCAGCAATAGACAAAGAAAGGTTATCCAAGCACTACCTCCCCATGTGCCCCACAAGACAAGTCCACACAGTGCCCAGGGCAGCACGCTCAAAAAGAAACGAACAGGGGAAGAGGGATGGACGGCCGGAGCTATTTCTTTTTCAGCCGACTCAGCGACGAGGTTATCATGGTTACGATTTTTAATGCGCAACTGAATATCGTTTGGAAACATTTCAACAACAAAATTATTTATTCTTTTGTAAAACACCAACATGTCCTCACTCAAAAAGGAATCGTTTGCCGGCTTTGAGCTGGGCGGGACAATACCTTTCCGAGCCAATAGTTTAGCGAGTTTCTGTGCATCATCTTTCGCTTGTTTGTATTGATCACTGGATAATTCGCCTAAAATACCCCAACGCGAATAAGGCGGAATTGATAATCCTTGAAGTATAGAGACACAAATAAATGATATAGCAAACTGCTGCTTATCTGGAGTATTAGGATCAAACGAACAGCTAATTGACATTACACCTCCTCTTTGTTTAGGCAGTCTTTGTGGCAGTGCGTCCACCAGCGCGGACAGACCCTGCACCTGAGGCTCGCCCCTCAGCCAGCAAGACGGTTAGTTTAGATATAGTCTCCTGCTGTTTCAAGCACAAATCCTTCCAGTAAGATTCCCCTTCATGCGCCTCCAGGGACTTGACAGCAGGGACTGACGGAGCGTCATCCAGCCCGAGAAGCCAATCCGATGATACACCTAACTGAATGCATATCTTTACGACCGCATCAGCCGTTGGAAACCTGATCCCTCTGGTCCAGTTGGTATACGTGTTCAAAGGGATACCCAGTAGAACAGCGAACTGCTTTTGGGTTTTATCCCCTCGCAACTCCTCTATCCGGTCCCCAAAACTTTTTTTCATAATACCTCCTTTTGGGTGTTGACAAATACATTCAAGTGAATGTATAGTTGTTCTCATCGAAACCTAATCAGGCGTCTCTAGCCTAGTACAATACGGTTAGAACGTCAAACTAAAAGGAGAAAAGAACATGAAGAAGCTAATCGCAGTGAAGGCGACCGAACAGGAGTCGCAGTGCATCGCGACCGCTATTGACGCGGTCCGCGCCGTCATCGCGCGTTTCTCGAAAGAGAACATTAACAAGGAGAACGCATTTGTAGAACCAACCTGCATCATCCGCACGTCAGAGACCGCGCCCCGCTTCACATTTGTTTTGGAAGGGCACCCGGCTTCCCCTGCCCTCGGTCGCACGCTCGACGAAGCCATTGAAAGTTTGTGCACTCCTCCGGACGCCGGATTCCTCCGTCGCCGGGCAGCCCAGTTGTTCGCCAAGGGGCAGGAGTTGATCAAGGAAGCCAACGAGATGGAGGGTGTCGAGCCGGAACCCGGAACGGAAGGCGGTGCGGAATGAACATCAATCAAGTTTTCCCAAGAAAGTATGCCATCGGGCAGGACATTGACGGCAAGCAGCCGACGCTCGCGATCCGGGCGGTCACTCTGGAGCAGATGGGGGAGTCACACGAAAAGAAACCGGTAATCTGGTTCACAGGGGCCAAGAAGGGTGTCGTGCTCAATAAGACCATGGCGCGGGCCATCGCCGAGCTGTACGGCCCCGAGACTGACTGTTGGGCCGGAAAATATGTGACTCTCTATGCAGACCTCGTGAAGGCGTTTGGCGAGGATCATCTGGCGATCCGCGTCAAGGCACCGGCAGCCCATCTTCTTCCCGGCTATGTCACACCGCACAATCACACGCCGATCGCGCAGGAAGGCGGTGCGGAATGAACGTACATTGCTTCTATCATTCGGCTGATCTGGACGGGCACTGCTCGGGCGCCATCGTGCGCCAGTGGTGCGAAAAGGAGGGACACACCTATCTGCCTCACGGGGTCAACTATGGCAAGTTTACTGACTGGTTTTATGAAGGCGGCGAGCACGATATGGCCGTGGTCGTGGACTTTACACCAGAGAATACTCACCACGAAAAGTGCTTTACCACCCTGCACCGTATGCGTGTGCACTTCGGAAAGCTTGTCTGGATTGACCACCATGAGACAGCCATTAATGGTGTGGGCAGGTGTGTTCCGGACTTCGACGGCATCCGCGAAGTCGGCACGGCGGCATGCATCCTGACATGGAATTATTTCTTCAAGCAAGCGGAAGCCCCGGAGGCAGTGCAGCTCCTCGGCGCGTACGATGTCTTTGACCGGAGCGATGAGGAAAAATGGCAGAAGGAAGTTTTGCCTTTCCAATATGGCATGCGCCCCTTGGACACGAACCCGGACGGCACGGACACACCCGGCCTCTGGGCCAAGCTGCTGGATGAGACCGCGAACATGGAGTACTCGAACGGTTACTACGAAGTCGGCTGGATCAGCGCGGAGGGTATGACCATCCTGAAGTATGAGCGCATCCAGAACGCGCGGACGGCCAAGAGCGCGGCCTACGACTGCATGTTTGACTGGATGCTGTGCTGCGCGGTCAACGGACGGGGCAACAGTTTGACGCTGGATGCCTTCGCGCGACCCGAGCACAAGATGCGCATCCTCTGGACCTTTGACCGGAACAAGTGGCGCGTCCACCTGTATGACAACGGGCACGCGGATGTCCATTGCGGCGAGATCGCCAAGCGTTTTGGCGGTGGTGGTCACAAGGGGGCGGCGGGGTTTGAACTTCACCGAGACAGCTTCATTCCGGATGGCATCATACCAACAATCTGAAGGAGGCAACATGAGCGCAACCACAGGCAACAGATACGCGTCATTTGGACGCATTTTCCGCGTCGAACAAGTACCGCCATCCAATCAATGGTTTGCGACCGGACACGCCCGCGGAATGCGCCCCATGTTTCTTGACCGACTCGGCAGCAGACCCACGCGGGAAGCCATGCAAGCCACACTGGACTGCTGGGCCCGCAGTCGGGGGATTAAACCAATCACACACGAAGAAAGGAACACAAACCATGCACAACATGCACACGCCTGATTATCCGGAATTAGCCGGAGACATCGCGAACAAGAAACGTTACCGGGCGGCTCGCCGCAAGGTGCGGCGGAAGAGCCTTGGCGATATCCTTGCCCGCTTTTTCCGGATGAAGAGGAGATAAACATGATCGAGACTAACACACCCACACCAGCGACCGTTTCGCCGTCCATCGAGCCGTTACTCACCGTTGGCCAGATTGCGAAGGCCATCGGCAAGAGCAGCCGCTACGTGAATAAATTGATCCACACGGGGACCCTGCGCGGGATCCGTTTCAGCGCCCACTCCTGGCGCGTGGAGCCAGAGGAGTACCGCCGCTTCCTGCGTACGGCACGCGAACGCGGAAGCGTTGACGGCCACCGCCACACCCGCACCGCGGGAGGCATCCGTAAACCCAAACAGTTCACCATTAAACCCATGACATTCAAAAAGGAAAGTACTCATGAAGTCCAAAGCAAAAACTACCCCGTCAACCCAGAAGGCTGAAAAGAAACCGGAACAACCGACGAAGGGTTTCGCCGTGCTCAATATCCCTGTCGGCGAGCTTGGACGCTCACCCTTCCAACACCGGACGCCGGAAGAAGAAGACAGCGAAGACCTAAAGGGCTTGGCCGCGTCCATCGCCGCGGTTGGCGTGATACAGCCGCTAATCGTGCGGCGCAAAGCTGACGGAGCGTCAGGGTACGAGCTCATCTGCGGACACCGCCGCCTCGAAGCCGCAGCCCTGGCTGGGTTAGAGAGCGTCCCGTGCGTCGTGCGCGAGCCATCGGATGAAGTTGCGCAGCTCGCCAACGTAATTGAAAACCTCCAACGTAAAGACCTCGCGCCGCTGGACGAGGCTGAAGGCGTGGAAATGCTGACCAAGACCCTTAAAAAGACCGCGCCGGAGATTGCCAAGATGTTGGGCGTTTCAGAGCGCTGGGTCTTCCGGCGGCGCAAGCTGTCCCGGATCGTCCCGGCCTGGCGCACGATCATCCGAGAGAAGAACGCAGGACAGGAATTCTGCTACGCGCTTGCAAGCGTCACGCAAGCCCTACAAGCGATCCTCTTAAAGGCCCCTGTAACCGAGACCCTGCGGCCACAGGACATCGGCGGCTCGCTCTGGGATTGCGGTGCGCGCGCCGTGTCAAACATGCCATGGCACAAGGAACACCCCGAATGGTGTAAGGGGTGTAAGAAAATCATGGAGGCAGAGGAGGGCAATATGGCCGGACTCTACTGGGAACTCCAGAACTGCACGCTCTGCGGAGATCCAGCGTGCCGGGAGGGGAAGACTCGGAATTTCATTGAAGAGGTGCAGGCCAGCCTCAAGGCGCAGAAGCTTAAGCCGGTACTCGTCAAGGATGCCACAGCGATACCCAAAGGTGGAACGGTTTCAGGGTGTCCAGGCCAGACCGTCCCCTACATCCTTACGGATGGACAACGCGCCGGAACCGTCTATTGGGTTGATCCGCGCGCGGAAGAAAAACGAGCAGACGGGCACGTCAAAAAACAAGACAAGAAAAACGACGCGTGCGGAAACCTGGATACAAACAAGAAAGAAAGAGCTCGCGCTTACGCGCAAATCATGGCCATACGCGACCTCGTTGAGACGAAAGGAGAGGATGTCGTTAGTCTGCGCCGCGCACTCGAACTCGCCTATCTGTACCTCGCGTACAAGATCGATGACCACAAGAGCGAATCCAGAGGAGACAACTTTCTTGCCGTGTTGAACATGAAAGACGATGATCTTATAAAGGCGGTCTCGAGGTGTGTCAGAACATGCGGATTCAAGTGGATAGACAAAGCCGGGTACATCGCTGGAAATTTTGACAAGCATGAGTTTGGACTCGAACACGCGCAGCTCGCATTGACATTCGGAATCGACGACAAGGATATCGAAAAGAAGATGCAGGAGTTCGCCAATGGCTAACGTCTTTGAAGTACTCGGCAAACTCAGGAAGGTGAGGCCGAACGGTCAGTCAAGCTGGCTGGCCTGTTGCCCCGCGCACAACGACAAGAACCCGTCGCTTTCGGTCACGGAAGCGGACGAGGGGCGCGTCCTCCTGAAATGTTTTGCCGGGTGCACGACCGAGGACGTGGTCGGAGCGATCGGTCTCAAAATGGCCGACCTCATGGGGAACGACAAAGACCGCGAAGACCGGGGCGAACGGCCGACCAGGGTGAAGGAACCCAAGGGCAAGCCGTTCAGCCTCGCCGCCCTGAAGCCGGGGCACAGCTGGAACCTCCGCAAACGGCAGCACGAGTTTGTGGAATGGTATGACTACAAGGACGAGGACTGGGCAATCCTCTACCGCAAGCTGCGTTTCAAGGATGCGGAGACCGGGGCCAAGACGTTTATCCAGTGCGTGCCGACCGAGGGCGGCCTCTGGAGATTCGGACGGTCGAGCCACGGCGTAAAGGAGGTTCCCTACCGGCTCCCGGAACTGCTGCAGGCCGTGGCGGCTGGCGAGCCCGTCCTGATCGTGGAGGGCGAGCGCGACGTGGATACGGCCGTCAAGATCGGTTTCGCGGCAACCTGCAATTCGGACGGTGCCGGCAAATGGGATCCGGCATTCGCGACCCTGTTTAAAGGCTGCCCGCGCGTGGTGATCATCGCGGACAACGATCCGAGCGAAGCCGAGGCGAAGAAAGGCAACCCATCGGCCAAGGAATGGTGGCAGGGCCAGCGGCACGCGACCGACATCGCGGACAGCCTGGAGGCGCTCGGTATCCCCTGGACCGCGCTCACACTGCCTGTTGTCGACGGCTTCCATGTCAAAGACCTCTCCGAGTGGGCCTCCGTTGCCGGCAAGGACGAGGACTATACATCCGGAAGGCTCCGAGCCCTGCTCATGGAAGCATTCGCAGACGCGTCCCCGTGGCCATCAGACACCTACCGCCGTCCGTTACGGGAGGAGCCTTCAGCATCGGCCCACTCCAACCCAGCGCAAGCGGACGCGGCACAGAAACCCTCTCCAGCCCAGCCCCCGGACGCGCAAATAAAAGATGCCGCCGGAGGCATGCCTTCTCCTTCTACACGGGAGCAATCCGTTTCTCTTCCCCCTGTTTCCCCTAACATGAAAAGCGAAAAAAATGTTAGGGGTGCGGGGGAAGTTGAGGACGAATCTGAAATCTGCGTGGCCTTCTTGCGCAAGCGGCTGATCGAGGCGATGACGGAAAAGGAGCTGACGCCCCTTCAGAAGAAACGCAGCATGAGCAAGGTTGTCTGTGAGTGGCTCGGGAAGCGCGGACGTTTCTTCTATGATCTGGACGACAAGGGACACGGCACGGCGATGTGGTTCGACGCGGTCGAAAAGAAGCTGCACCGTGTGCGGCAGGATTACTTCCGCTCCTGGCTTTCACGCTGCACAGCCTTCTCGCGTGAGTTCAAGGATTACAAGATGTTTATCAGCGCGGTCGAAGACGAGGCTCTCATCGGCGACGCCACGCAGGGCATACGCCCGAAACGTTTCTGGCACCGGGAGAGGGACTCCATTTATCTTTCGTGCGGGGAGGGGCGTATGGCGCGGATCACGGCCGAGCGTGTCTCCATGGTGGATAACGGCACGGACGGTGTCGTCTTCGAGCAGGGCTATGTGCTCAATCCCTGGGACTTGCTCGATGAAGTGCAAGGGCGCGATCCGTTCGAGTCGTGCGGCGTCTTCAGCGGGATCTCCACGGTCGACGGGCGAGGCCCCATGCTGGTCCGGCTCTGGTTCTGCGGTATGTTCGGGGTCACGGGCTGGAAACCCTTGCTCGTGCTGTCCGGTGCCGTTGGCAGCGGAAAGACCCGCGTCGCGGTCGCCATGTTTCAACTCCTCGGGATCATGTCTCGCGTGACGGCCATTGATGCAATGGGCAATGTCAAGGACTTCTGGACATCGGTGGACAAGGGAGGCCTGTTCTGCCTGGATAACGCCGACCATCACATCACGTGGCTCCCTGACGCGCTGTCAGTTATCTCTACCGGCGGGACCTTTGAAAAGAAGAAGCTTTACACGGATACGGAGACCATCACCCAGCAAGCGAATTGCTGGGCCGTGGTGACCTCGGCCAACCCTTCTTTCGCGTCTGATGCCGGCCTCTCGGATCGTCTCATCACGGTCAACCTGGAGCGCGTAGAACGGGATACCGCCGAGAGTGTTTTGACGCGCGAGATCGAGGCTAACCGGTGTTCAGGCTTGACGTGGCTCTGTCATATTATGAGGAAGGCTTTGGCCGACGTCGAGCCGGTGCCAAAAGGCATGAATCGGCGGCATCCGGACTGGGCTCAATGGGTCTATAAATTGGGCAGGGCGGCGGGCAAATCCGAGGAGGCGGAGAAGGCGATCCGGGAGAACGAAGGATACAAAGCACTCTTTTCGGTGGCCAATGATGCCTTCGGAAGGTTCATCCTTGCAGCCATGAAACAGCAAAAAACGGAGTTTAGGGGCACCGCAGACGAACTTTCCAAGCTTCTTGCCCTAACATGTGAGGGGTTCTCGGTAGATACATGGACCATCATGAAAATGGGAAAAGCACTATCAAGGCTGTCCGTTTCGCTTAAATCACTCTTTAAGTTTGAGAAGCTAAGTCATTCCAATAAAGCAATTTACGTTTTCCAACCTTACACGCCAACCTTGGAAGAACCTAGCGTTCTCATCCAGACGTCTTTGGACAATGTTAGGGATGTTAGGGGTATTCCACCAAAGTCCCCTATATATATTAATTCCTGCGACTTTATACCAAATTGCCCTAACACCCCTAACATACCCCCTCATAACAATTTTGTAAGTGAGAGTGTAAATGTAGAAGAGGTTGTCATCGAAGACACGAACGAATGGGAGGTCCTATGAGTGCCTGGAAACTGATAGACGAATGCACCGCCGCGGGTGTCGTGTTCCGTCCGAAAAACGGGATGCTAAATCCGCTCTTGACCATGGGAAAACCGTCCAATGATCTTTTACAGCGCGTCAAGGTTTACAAGAGTCAGATACTCGACTGTCTCGCCCAGATGACCGACTTTTCAGAACCAGAGATAACAACTGATAGCACGAAAACGCAAGGAGAAAAATGATGCTTCAAACCACTCCAAAACCGATGATTCAGCAGACAGACGGCGCAGCTCCACTTCACAAGCGAGCATGGGAAGTCTTTTGCGCATCGGCCACAGGATTTTCCGGAGGCGATCCGATCACGGCGACCGACGCCTATCTCGCCGCCTACCCGAACACCAACCGAAACGCCGCCCGAGCCAACGCCGCCCGGCTGGCCGCACGTCCCGACGTGATTGCCCGTTGCGACTGGATGCGCAAACAGCTCGCCCAATCCATCCTCATGGACTCCGCAGCCATCCGCGCCAAAATAACCGGTTTACGGCTCGCCGTGATTGATAAGACTCAAAACACCTGTCACAAAGACCTCGCGCTCCAAGCGGCGCGTGATCTGGAGAAAGGCCTCGGGCTTATCGCTGACGGCCCGTCAGTGGAGGTCACGGTCGGCAACAGGGGCGATGTCCGGGACACGGTCACAGGGAATATCGCGTCCGCGCTGGCCGTGGTCAGCGTCAAAATTAACAAACAGGAGGCAGAATGAAAATCAGAATGGCCACGAGCATGTATGTCCGTGCCCAGCGGATCGCGGATGCCAAAGGCGACACGTTTGCCGTTTGGTCAGGCCGCCAAGTGTGCTGTTATTGCTTCGACCCGCGCTTTCAACCCAAAAAACCCCTCGACAAACTCACGCGATCCAACTCCGTCAGTGTGGCGGTTCATGTTCACGCAGATACCAACATCACCGCGCAGCGCGTCCGGGAGTGTATCGCCCTGGGGATCGAGGAGCAGGATCGAAAGGATGCTGATTGGCCGTACCGCCATGACCGGTCAACGCTTGAGGCTCTCCAGACGGTCGAGAGCATGCTCAACAAGCGGACGCTCAGTTTGAGCGAAGCTGATCAGATCATGGACAAGCTGGTTGCCCAGCGCAAAGAGGAAATCCGTGTGTCAGAAATGAAAGAACACAAGAAATGACACACGCGGACATCAGGAAGTGTCTAGACCGGTGCGGAGAGTGCGGAGCACCGGCAGGGTATGAAACCGAAGGTGAGTACACCCGGGCACGGTGTACCGAGTGCAACAACACCGGCGAGTGGAAGCCAACGAAGTGGGACACGGTTATCCCATGGAACAAGGAACAACGAAAAATGAAGGAAGGCAGTGACAAATGAAGCTTGCTGAGTATAAAACATCAAAGGATTATGAAAGACTCTTTGATCTTGCCAAGACTCAACGGATAATCTGCATAGTGGACTACGACACCTGCAGAGATACAGCGAGGACCAATTATAACAAGTCCCAAAAGTTTGGAGAATCGATAGAAATTAATGGTCGAGGGATTGGCTATGTGTGGGCTCATTCCAAAGAGGATTTTATCAAACAGTGTGAGCGGGAGCACGTCGAGTTTATCGAACCAGACGGAGGCGAAGAGAAAAACGACCACGCATTCAACTATGCCAAAGGTCTCGCCGAGTCGATACATAAACAGTACTACGCCGATGAGAACCCGAATTGGAAAGCACTGGACACGACCATTGGATTATTGACGCAGATCGACAACATGGTTACCGGACTCACCAGAAAGGCGGATAGTAAATGATTATCGAATTCAAATACGCCATCCAACAACAGGTCATCGTCAAGGCCCTCGGAATGCCCGGCATTGTTGAAGGCGGTTCCTGGGACGGAATGTTCAGGATGTACAGAATCGCCTACTGGAATAACGGAGATCGCTTCCAGCAGTGGCTACACGAACACGAGATCACAACGGATAAAACAACCACCACACCCTGACGCATCGTCAGTGCTGAAAGGAAAAACACCATGACCATTCTCATTCTCACCAAAACCCTCCTCTACCTGCTCGGGTGCATTCTGTTCTTTATCGTCTTTTTCTGGACCGTCCTGCTGATCCTGATCACCGCCCACAGCGGGGATCAGGACGAAAGCGACGAAGGCGTCGAAAGCTACGAAGGCACCCCGTACGCCGTGGACACGCACACCGTCCGCGAAAACATCAAGTGCCCCGAGTGCGGCGCCATCAACTATGATGTCGAGATCGATCTTTATCAGAGTGCCGGGTTTGATTCGTACGTCCACGAGTGTATCTGTTGCGGGTATGTAATCACGGAATCCGATTGGGAGGTCGCACGATGAGCGCCGTTCAATCACCCTATGAGCGCGTCAATGACGAACTCACCGCATTAATGCGCCTCATGGAGGCCGAGACGGAGATCCACGCCATTGATGCCCTGGACAAGCAAGTCAGCCAAAAGATTGGAGAACTTCGCGCGCTCCAAAAAAGCCAAGGTTAAACATATGGTCACCGACACGCCACACGCCCTCACCCTGCACAAGGAAGCCATCCACGCGCTACCGCTCCCGGCTGCGCTGGCCTTTTATGACCAGATCACAAAGACCGGAGACGAGGAGACGCTCCGTTGGATGTGCCGGAACGACCGCTACTTCCTGCTGGTCGCGATCATCGGACGCACAGACATGGTCAACGACTGGTGTTATTCGCGTTGCCGGGAGGTCGAGGCCTCCTCGGACGGGTGGCTCGACCTCTGGTCCCGCGGACATTACAAGTCCACGATCATCACCTTTGCCGGCACGATCCAGGAGATCCTCCGCGATCCGAATATCACCATCTGTATTTTGTCCTACAACGGTTCAACCGCTCAGGCCTTTGTCCAGCAGATCAAGATTGGCCTTGAAATGCCCGTGCTGATCAATCTCTTTCCGGATATCCTTTGGGCCAAACCGCCCAACGAACAGTGGAGCGTCAAGAACGGGCTCTGGGTTAAGCGCACGACAACCGTGAAGGAGGCGACCGTGTTCGCCGGTGGACTCGTTGACGCACAGCCAACCTCCAAGCATTTCGCGCTGCGGATCTACGATGACGTTGTGACACCCGAATCCGTCTCCACACCCGACCAGATCAAGAAGACGACCGCCGCATGGGAACTCTCAGACAACCTCGGCATTGGTGACGGGTCTCGCGTGTGGATGGTTGGAACGCGATACCACCCACTTGACACCTACAACGACATCCTGAAGCGCAAGTCAGTACGCGAGCGCCGGAGGATTTGCGAAGACGAAAACGGAAATCCGCTCCTGCTCTCCCGGGAGACACTGAAGCAGAAGCGCATTGACATGGGCATCCGGATTTACGCCGCCCAGATGTTGCAGAACCCCGTGGGCGAAGGCGTGCGGATGTTCAAGACCGATTGGCTCCAGTATTATGACCGCGTCCCGGATCGCGCACGGTTGAACGTCTACATCATCATTGACAGTGCCAACGCTAAGCGCAAGCAGAACGACTACACGACTATTTGGGTCATCGGCCTCGGCGCGGATGGAAACTACTACGTCCTGGACATCGTACGCGACCGGCTGAACCTGTCCGAGCGCACCGCCGCGCTCTTCGCTTTGCACCGCAAGTGGAGACCGATCCACGTCTACTGGGAGCAGGTAGGAGCGATGAGCGACACCGCGCACGTTCGCGAGATTATGGACCGCGACAATTACCGCTTCCTGATCCGCGACATCGGCCAGCGCGTTTCCAAGCACGACCGCATCGCCTGGCTCATCCCTCTCTTTGAGTCCGCGAAGATATGGTTCCCGAGACGGCTTCTCTACACAGCTACCACAGGGGAGACGCGCGACCTCGTGCTCGATTTCATTGATTACGAATTCGATGTCTACCCCGTTGTCTCGCATGATGACATGCTGGACAGCCTCGCCAATATCAAGCACCCTGAGTGCCAGGATATGTACTTCCCGAAAAATCCGGATGAAGTCACACACACAACAACACCGACCAAAATAACGTACACCAAGAAAGGATTCCTACGATGAGCGCACAATGGAAGCTTTGCCGTTGCGGCAGCAGAATGAAAGTAACCAACTCCTGGAGCGACCGCTCGCGCATGGTGTGCCTGAAATGCGGCCTTATCCGACATGTTCAACACGTCAAAGTAACCGAAGTTGTAAGGCTAAGTTTCAAGGTCAAAAAATAGCAAATTGCTACAGGTAGCAAGAAATGATGATGTTTCACAAAATGCCCTTGCGCTCAATTCTTTTAATTTGCTAAAAAGAAACTATCAGCAGAAAAACTGTACGAGAGGCAAACAACATGAGCTTTGGAAAATCATCACCGACGACAGCGGCATCCATGTACGCGGCGAACCCGCCACCAGCCGAAGCGAAGAGCAGCGAGGGAGACGCGGCTGTTTCAGCTCAGCAGGAAAACCGCGCACGCGCCAAGGGAATCCAGTCAACCTACTTGCGGAACTTCTACTCGCAAGGGTCCACCCAGAAGAAAGCAACACTCGGAGCTTAAACCATGGCGACAGTATCGAGGAACTATAGCGCAATCCGAAAGCATTGCGACCAGCAGCGCGGAGAGCTCGAAAAAGAGTTCAACGCGTTGCGTCCTCATCTGCTCGACATCGCGAAGCATTGTTACTATCCGGCAGTCAAAGGGCTGAATGAGTCTGTTGACTCCTCTTCCGACTCCAGTGAGTCAGCAGGGCAGGACGATACCAACCGGATCGATAATCACGCGACGATGTGCCTCCGCAGAGGGGCGGCAGGCTTCCACGCGAACCTGACAAGCCCGTCCCGGCAGTGGTTCAGGATTGGCGCGACAACCCGCAGCGAGGCAGGCAACAAGTCGGCCATCCGCAAACACATGGATGACCGCACGGAGACGATCACGGAGATCATCCGCAAGAGTGGCTCCTACAAAGAATTTCACACGCTCTACAATCACCTCATGGCATTCGGATTCGGCTGCCTTCTGGTTGTCGAGGATACCGAGATCATCCAGCGCTGTATCCGTCCGATCTGCCTACGCATGGGAACCTACGCACTGGGCAACGGGAAGAGCGGCAAGGTAAATCGCCTGATCCGCCGTTTCTCGTATAACGGACGGAAGATGCTCCAAGAGTTTGGCAACGACCTCACCAAGGAAGTTAAAGACGAGATGCTTGAGAAGCCGGATCAGCGCTGGCTCGTCTATAATCTCATCGAGCCGGACAAATACGGTGAAGCCCCGGCAGACTCCATGACACAGGGTATGCGACTGTCTACCGAATTCCAGTTCCGCTCGATCTACTGGATCGCGGCGAATAAAAAAGGCAACTCGGGGATACTCAGGATCACGGGGTACACGATCAATCCGATCATCGCACCGCGCATGGACCGCGAGACCGGTGATGTCTACGGCATCGGTCGCGGACACGAAGCCCTGGCCTTGATGAAGGGACTTGACGCGACCATCTATGACGGGCTCCAGATGTCCAGCCACGCCGCGGAACCGCCTGTACAGGCCAGCAGTGACTTTGCCGACAAGGGTATCAACCTAGACCGCGGCGGTATCAACATCAGCGGGAATACCGCCGGAGAACAATCGTTCATCAAGGCGATTGACCTCAACGCGGGGGAAGCCATCAAAGTTTGCGAGTTCAACCAGAGCAAACTCGAAGCCAAGATTTCGCGTACGTTCTACAATGACATTTTCTCAGCGATCACGATGTCCGGCGCGGACACGCGCATGACAGCGGCTGAAATCTATCAGCGGACGAGCGAGTCCCTTCTTATGCTCGGCCCCGTGCTTTCCAGCATCGACGATGAATTCTTAGACCCATTTATCAATCTCGTTTCCTTCTTTGCTGAAAAGAACGAGATCATCACCGTACCGCCAGAAATCGCCGAGGACATCGCCGATCTTGATATTGAGTACATCTCCTCCGTCCATCTCGCCCAGAAGGCGAGCGAGCTTGGCGTCCTCGACCGCTTCATGAGTTTCACGGGCGGTGTCGGCCAAGCGGTGCCAACGGTTTTGGAAAACGTCAACTTTGATTCCATTGTCAGGCTGTACGCCTCGATGCTCGGCGTCAAGGAAGAATGTCTTACCGACCTCGAGGAGACCCAGACCAACCGGAAGCGTCAACGCCGTGCGGCCGCAACCGTGATCCAGAATGAGCAAAGCCTGAAGGAAGCAGAGACGCTCGCCAAGGTTGGCGGCACATCCCTTCAAGGCACGGTTGCCGGAGCCCTCGCCGGGATCGGAGGCCAGCAATGAGTTCAGCCACCGCAAAATTTTTAGCCACGCACACGCCCTCGGCCATTGCCGCGCAACAAGCCGCCCAGGAGAAAGAGACCAAGAAGATTCTCGCTGATAGAGACATGAAGGGACGCGATCTCCTGTCCGACAAGGCGACCTCCGATCATCTCGCCGACCTCTGCCTGAGCATGGGCTACATTGGCGGGTGGGATGGTCGCGTAGATGACTACAATCAGGGCGTGCTCCACGCGGCGCACATGATCGTCGAGAGTTTAGGGAAAAAGAATAAGACACGATTCATTAAAATCATTGCCGAGCGCGCGGCTAAACGCGTCAGCCAGTAAAAAAGGAAAGTCATGAGTACACCAGCACCAGCAGCACCCGCTCCAGCACCGACCCCGGCACCCGCCGCGGCAACAGCACCGGCACCCGCGCCGACACCTGCTCCAGCTTCATCGGCCGCAGGGGAGCCGACTCCTACACCTGCACCCGCACCCATACCTACACCTGCACCACAGGAACTGGCCTCAGCCGTGGACGCAGTCCCACCGGCGACACCACCTGCCACGGTGACACCTCCGAAGCCAGACGAGGAACCCAAACCGACTGACGAGACCCCGCTGTCTGACGAAGATTTTGCAAAGTCCGTATCGCTCGGGGACGGCGATGAATTCAAGGGCGTGACGCTAGACCCCGACATCATCAAGACGCTCCTCCCGGTCGCCAAAGAACTTGGGCTGAAGCCTGACGCGCTCAGCAAGCTCGCCCAAGCCCATACCCGCGCGATCATCGCGGACAACGCCAAGCGTGTTGCAGCCGAGCAGGCCCAGTTCCGACAGGACTTTGAGACCCGCCGCACGGCAGCGATCGAAGCGATGGGGCCCGAAGGCCTCACCCAGGTCCGCGCAGCGCTCAGCAAATATGTCAAGCCGGGTTCATTCCTCAAGCACATGATCGACATGGGCCTCGGCAACGACATCGACTTTTTGAACATGGCCAGAGATTTCGGAAAGCTTATCACCCCTGACGGGGCGGCAGGTGCGGACGCCGGAAGCGGCGCACCTGGCAAGTACAATTGGAAGGATCATTGGGGCAAGACGGGTGTCTAGTTCTTGATGGTCACCAAACAACGCGGCGACGCCGCAGAAGGAGCCAGATATGGCAACAAAAGGTAGTAACATGCTCACCTTGCGCGATGTGAAGAGCGGCAAACTTCCAGACGGTAGCTATGACAAAGCCATCGTTAATATGATGTTCGCCGAGAACCCTTCTCTTCGTGACATTCCTTGGCGGGAATGCAATGACGGATCACAGCACATCTCGACCATTCTCACGGGAATGCCGGTCGCTGTGTTTAAAGAATTCTACAAAGGCGTCCCTGCCTCCAAGACGGGCAAGAAGCAGGTTGCCAATGCAACCGGCAAGCTTGGCACCAAGATGATCTTCGATTACGAGCTGTATGAGAAGGAAGTTGGAGAAGGTACCGGCGTGGAGTTCCTCGCAGCCGAAGCCGCCGCCCATGGCGATGCGCTCGGACAAGCAGCCGCGACCGCGCTGTTTTATGGTCGCGTCAAGGATGACCCCAAGGGTATCAACGGCTTTTTCAAGTCGTATGCATCCTATGGGAGCATCTCGACCGACCCCAAGACCATCGGTCACTACGTGATCAACGCCAAAGGCACGGACGCCTCGACCGCAGCATTGCGCTCGATCTTCCTGGCCGGCTGGGGCGAACGCTCGATGTTCGGCCTTGTGCCCAAGGGCATGCCCATGGGGCTCAAGCAGGGCGCGATTCAGCAGCAGCAGCTCGCTGACGACGACGGGAACCTGTTCAACGCAGGTATTCAAGACCTGAACTACAACCTCGGACTTTGCATCAAGGATTTCCGGTATGGTTCTCGCATCGCGAACATCCAGCTGGACAAGTGGGATGCAAGCGGGGCACCGGACTACTGGGACCAGCTGACCAGCGCGAAGATCCGCGCGAAGACCGGCGGAGAGGTCAAACGTTGCTGGTACATGTCGAAGACGACATGGGAGATTATTGCCCGCGTCCTCAGCAAGACCACGCGCGCTAACGCCATGACGTATGGCAACGTCAATGAAGATATCCCGGACACTCTCCTGGGTATCCCGGTCGCGGTCGAAGACGCGCTGGAAGTCAACGAGACGGCCGTCGCGTCCGTGTAACCCACAAGGGGTGGCAACACCCCTTCAACTTCACTCTCTAACGGAGAAATGAAAAATGCGTAAATCAGCTCAAGATACATTCTGCAGCGCGAAGGCGCTGACAAATGGAACGACCGAAACTACCGTCGAGACCGTCAGCGACGTCCTGGACTTCGGCGCACACGGCGACGACATCCTGTTCAAGTTGTTTCTGGTTATCCAGTGCGTTACGGCTATGGTCTCGCAGTCCGCGAAGCCCAGCACCGTCTCGATCTACTGGCAGACCAGTGCAGCCGAGGCGATGTCCAACGCCGTCGAAACCCTGCTCACGCCCACCGCGCTCGGCGACGCCGCGTGCGCACTCAAGGCGTTTGTTGTGGCCAATGCGACATTGCCCCGCAATCTCAAGCGGTACAACCGTCTCAAATTCGTCCTGACTCCTTACGATTCAGGCGGAACCGAGGCGTATCCGACCACCGTTCCCGTGTTCACCGCGTTCATTACGGACAACCGTGAAGAACCCTTGGACTAAGTAAGCAAAAACCTTCCCGGCGGTTCCAAAACAGCCGCCGGGAAGACCTCTATCAGGAGAACCCACACCATGAAGATGATTTGCACCGCAACCTGCCAATACAAAGGCGTCACCCGGTCAGGCACCATTCTTGACATCCCGGAAGCCGAGCTCACACTCGACATCGTCAAACACAATTTCAAGCCGACTGAGCAGCAGGCCCCTAAGCCGTTGACATTCGGAAACAAGCCGAACGTCCAGACGACACCGCCACCTGTCGTGACCATCGGAAACGAAAAGAAAACCCCCGATCCGGACGGAGGCGAAGCGGCTGGGCTGACCAACGGAACCCTAGTTCCTCCGTCCCTCTTCCCGCCCAAGGACGAGACCCCTGATCCGAACGTCCAGACGACACCGCCACCCGCATTCGCGCCTGTATTTCAGGAGATGACGGTCGTTGAGATTAAGAGCTGGCTCGACGCCAAGGGAGTAATCTACCCGGACCGCGCCAACAAAGCCGAGCTTGTCGCCCTCGCGCAAGCCACACTCGAAGCCACGCCTAAAGGGGAATAATCATGGAAGCAATCACCCTGTCCTTTGACGCTACCACACGCAAGCTCGCAGCGCTCCCCATGCTGATGAGCGGGTCCTCCTATACGCTGAATATCAGCGGCTGGACGACCGAGGACGGGGTGGTCTTCTTGACAGACAACCTCGGCAACCCGTTTGCGAACGCGACGATTACCGACGGCACCGGCACACTCGCACTGAATACCGCTGAGATCATCGCGCAAGCCCAGGCCCACGCCATCGGGTGCGCACTACCGTACACCGTCACCATCTGGTCAGACGACGCCGCGGCCAACGTCGCCATCGGACAAGCCCAGATGATCGTCTGCCCTGCAGCCGGCACGACGACCGAGATGTATCAGTTCAAAGGCGCAAAAGGCGATACCGGCGCAAAAGGCGATACCGGCGCCACGGGAGCAACAGGGGCCACCGGTGCCACCGGGCCCGCAGGAGCAACCGGCGCGCAGGGTCCGGCTGGAGCCAACGGCACGAACGGAGCCAGCGGCGCCAACGGCACTGACGGCACTGACGGCGCGTCAGCCTTTGAAATTTGGATCGCTGAAGGCAACACGGGCGACGAGGCCGACTTTTTAGCCAGCCTCAAGGGAGACGCCGGGATCCAAGGCATTCAAGGGATCCAAGGCATCCAAGGGATTCAGGGTATCCAAGGACCTCAAGGCCCCAGCGGTTCCACCGGCGCGCAGGGTATCCAAGGCATTCAAGGCATCCCCGGTCTCGGCTTCACGCAGAACGCCGTGGATCAGATCGCCGCGCTTGCCGCGCTCGAAGATCCAACCAGCACAGAGATCGTTGAACGGCTCAACCAGATTGTTGCGATTTTGAAAGGATAAACCATGAAACGTATTTTTGCCCTCTTACTCGCTGCTAGCCTCATTTCAGCCTGTGTTACAGCGCAGACCACATCTAATGCCGCGCTGCGTCTATCCTCGGTTGTCGTCACGAATGAGCAAGACCTAGTGGGTATCGAGTTTGCCAGGACGAACCACGTAGAAAAAATCTACGCGCCAGGCTCTGCGACCACATGGATCGATGGGGCTGGCAACCAGTATGTGATCAGCAACTTCTGGAACATGACCTTCTCGGCTGACTTCCCCGGCCAAAACGTTGCAACACAGCCAGCGCAGACCAATTATATATTTACGTCGCATTCTTATGTTTACA